ACGCCATAATCAATGTAAACTCTGGTCTAATGGATGCTAAGAACACATTTGTGATTTCTTATCTACACAAAGCCATTAAACCAGAATTCACATTGATAATTGAATCTGGAGCAATTCTCAAACCTGCATTTACACTTGCAGAGTATGTTTGAGTAGTTGTACCTTTATCTGAATAGACATAGTATTCTGCAATAGACTGAATAATATTTGCACCAGTCTTTGGATCACGACCTTTTACCAATTCACGCACTTTACGAATCTTGCGTGGGTCAATATATCTAAGTTCTTGTATACCTTCTTTTGGATTTGATTCATCTACTACAACATGGTAGTAAATTCTTCCATCAATATACCATCTTTTGAAAAGGTCATCAGAAAGATTACCAAAGTTAAGCATTTTGAGAACGGTCTCAAATTCTTCAATAATCTTTTTCTTAACTGTTTCTGGTTGTTTTAATTTATCTAAAACAATGTTGACTGTTCGACCTGTAACATCGTGTGTAATCGCTTCATTGACGATATCATCAATTGCCATCTCTAATTCAGGATGGTTTGCCATTTCACGATAACGGGTGATTAATTCGAGCTCGTTACGAACCGCACCCTCTAAATCGACATAAGTGCCGTAATAAGGGTTAGATGTGATGGTAACTGCACCATCGTCCATCGCTTCACTTGGAAGCGTAAAGGATGGTTGGTCAGGTGATTGAACCTGAACAATGTCTTGTTTACCTAGGGTGAAGCCAAAGAGTTTAATTGCCATTAAAAATCATCCTAAAAAAATTGAAGAAAGGCCGAAGCCTTTCTTCTTACACAACACCGTCTGCTACTGATTCCCACCATTGATAGGTGAGAGTTACAGAAAACTCCTCAATTGCATCATTTGAACCCCAATCAACATCAATAGCTGTGATATCGGTTGGGAATAAACCTACAAATTTATATTTCTTTAAATTGTTACCTTGTTTACCAAACTGAGTAACTTCACCATCAACTGTGTAACCTAAAGGTGCTAAAGCAATTGGATTGCGGATATTAAGGTTGTGAGAATTAATACCATTCATCCATCTTTCAAAAGCATTGCGAACTGAAAAATCTTCGTCATTAATAACGGTGATTGTCCAATCGGCAAATGTTCTGTTGCCAGCAAACTTTAATTCACGACCAAAGTATTGAACAGGTACTACACCAATTGTTGCACCTGGTAACTGAGCAGTTTTACACATGAATGTTAATTTTGTTTGTGCATTTCCTGGCGCAGAGAACGCAGGAAATGGCATAGAGACTTCAAACAAATTAGGACGGGCACCGTCCCCTGTCATCTGTGCTCTAAAATCGTTTACATTAAATGCCATTTGTTATCTCCTGTCTCTCTATTTATTAGAACTTCCCAACTACTTCATCGAAGCTTACGCCTGTGCGAACAGCAACGAAGTTAAGTTGGATAAAGTTGATTGAGCGTGCAGGTTTAATGTAGATATCACCGATAAATTCATTGCGGTCAATAACTTCACCAGTATTATTGGTGTCATCACAGACTACACGGAAATCGGTAATACCACGGCGACCTTGAACATCACGCAAGAATGGTTCTACTAATGAAACAAACTGCGCTCTAGTGAATTGGTCGTTAAATTCAAATAATGAGAAGCGGGCAGCACGAGCAATTGCTTTCTCAAGGACAATGAATAAACGGCGAACATTAATGCGGTCAAACGCACTTGGTTTGCTTTGTAATGTTTTATCACCAAACAGAACTGTGCCTTCACCTTGGAATGTAACAACAGGATTAATACCTTTTACATATAAGGTGTCACGGTCGGTTTTAGTTGGGTTGTATGCCAATTTAATGATGTTCTTAATGATACCACGATTGAGTCCACCTGGTGAGAACCATGGGTCTCTCTCTTGGTCTGTTCTTGCACATAGACCTGCAACATCACCATTTAATGGAACCCAACGATATACATCGTTGTATTTGTCATATTGATATTTCCAATTACCATCTAATACAGCATATGAAGTTGAAGTCAATGTGTCACGATATGAAACTGTATCAGCAGCTTCATCGCCTGCATTATTAACAACATCTGCTTTTTCTGGTGACAAGAAAATCAAACAATCTTTGCGTGATTCTGCCATTGAAATCAATGATGTTGCTAGAGTAGCGGTTGCAGGACCTGAAATGACTAATGAAATGTCAACAGAGTCAGCGTTGTCAAATGAATCGTATGCAGTCACCACATTGGCAGTTGAAACATTACCATCGGCACCATTTGCAAGTGATACTGTTACATTGGCAGTTAGATTTGCAAATGCAATTGATGAATTACCACCCCAATTTGTACCTGTGGTTGGGTGATCCATCCATTGAATGTATTTGGATTGTGATGCAAGAACATTCTTGTAAAAGGTTGAATTGCCAGAATCGTCTTTTGCATCAGCAGCTTTAGAAGCAAATGGGAATACTTCAAGAACTGTATTTTTAGTTCCTGTAAATTTACCATCTTCATCGATAACAATCATATGAAGTTCATCAAAGCTTCCACCTTGATTAATTACATATGTTGATGTATTTGGTCTGCTTGTAAAGCTAGAAGCAAATGACCAACCACTATATGTGTTGGCATCTGCCATAGAAACTTTGAGAGAATTACCAATTGAACCAGGATAGCGTGCGGCAAATTCACCGACTGCGCCTTGGCCAGTTGAGTAGTTTAATTCCCAATCATCTTCGTTTTTAATCAGAACAGCAGTTGCTTGGTTATTTGCAATTGCGTTACGAGTGTCGGCAATTGATACCGCACGAACAATTTTTAGTGTATTTGTATATGCTAGGAAGTTTGCTGCTGAGAACCAGTATTCATAATTTGTAGAATCAGGTTTACCAAATCTGTCGGCAAGGCGAACCTCGTCAGAAATAGTAATGATTTCACTGGCTGGACCCCAAGCAAACGGCCCCGCAAATGCGCCAATGCTAGTGGCGACTGAAGGCACAATTGTAGTCAGGTCAATTTCTGATACATTTACGCCTGGTGAGAGCTGAAATGCCATGGATTTCTCCTTTTGTTATAGGATAGAATTCTTTTTATCGTCTATTTAGTTTTTTATAAGCTTGAGGTATGGTAACCTCGTTCAGTCCAAACATCACCAGAATCAATGATGACTTCTTCTTTTCTTCCGTCATCTATAATTCCGACCGGTGTTAGTTCCTCTTCTCCTAACAGATTTTGTTCTTCTAAAAGAACCTTTCGGATATCTATGTTTGTCGAATCTTTGAAGTATGATTGTGCTGTTAACCACGAAAACAAAACAAGACCCATCACCAAATCGTCATTATTACCTTCTTCGGCCTCGTATGAATCTCTCACACGAACAAAGGTATTCATTTCGGCAATAGTATCAAAGTCTCTGACTATCAGTTTATCAGATTCAACAAGAGTTTTTAAGTTTGCACAACCAATCTTTTTGACTGATTTAGTGGTCTTGATACCAAAACTGGTAGACCTCTTAAAACCACCTGAAATACTTTGCCCTTTAATATGATGATGTTCTAGTTTGTAAATATTTTCATATTCCAAATCATAGTGTAAAATGTCAACAACTTGTTGGCCAATGTTGTTTGTTTCAATCAAAACATATGCTTCATTGTATCTTTTTGCAACCGAATAGATGATTGTTGGAAAGAACAATAAAGGTAATTTATTATTTCTATATTTAGCGACTTGTTTATAGGGTGTTTCCGAAACATCAATGACATTGATTGTCGAATAGTCTCCGCCAACACCTTCAGAACAATCAACTGTGCAGATATACAATCTACCTGGTTTTGGTTGTTCGTGAATATCAAAACATTCTTCTTGGTAGATTGGGTCGAAGAATGCCAAACTACGAAGTTTAGAGCCTGAAATAAGTGTTGCCGATGAACCGATAAACTCAGTTTCAAATTCTTGCCTAAATTGTTCTTCGGAAGTGTTGCGTATCGTTTCTTCTTTCCATTTGGCATCACGACCTGGCACTTGAGACCAATGGACCTCCAATGGTTTGTATAGAGAACGACCCTCAGACGCATCAATCCACATTTTGTAGAAATGATTCAATCCGTATGGTGTGGAAACAACGATAACTTTTGTTGTTTTACCTGAAGTAACAACAGGGTAGGTAGAAGTAAAGAAATCGTCTGCCATGTTTTTAGGAACGAAAGCGAACTCATCTAAGAAAATTAGATTATATGTGCCGCCACGAACACCAGCAGAAGATGTTGCATATGCGTTAATCTTAGAACCATTTTCTAGTTCAATATTACCTTTATTCCAAACTTTGATGCCTTGTTGCAACCAAAGTGGAAGATACTCATATGCATATTGAATACGGCCTAAAATCTCACGAGCAAGAGAACCCTTGTTTGCAAGAATGGCAATATTGTAATTTTCTTGGAATAAAACAGACCACAACATGTAACCTGCCGCAGTTGTTGTTTTACCAACCTGACGAGGCATTTTACAAATTGAGAAACGATTGTTGTGAAATGTTTTGACCATATCCTCTTGGAAAGGCCACATTTCAAATGGGACAAGACCTTTGTCCACATTGACAATCTTTACATAATTTCTAACAAAATAAAGAGGGTCTTCCGAACATTTTAATATTTCTTTGACCTGCTCTTCGGTGTATTGTAATTCTACACCAATTCGTTTTAGGTTGTCATTACCAAGATATCCATCACTCATTTTGTAATGCTACGAAGCATCCATCCGTGTTTTTTATGTGTATCTAAACGACCTGCAATAAAATCTGCCAAACCTTGTTGGTCAAGTTCATTTGCCAATTTAAATGCTATGTCGAGTGTCATAATAACTTTTTGATTATCTACCATTAAACGGCGTGCCATTTCTACACCATTTGGAATAGAAAGTTCATCTTCAATTTCAGTAAGTTCTAAGAAACGAGAAAGTGAACCAGGCACATAGGCATCTAATGCACGAATTTCTTCTGCAATTGGATCAACCGCACCATGCAGTTCTTGATAAAGATTTCCAAAAAAATCGTGATATTGCGGAAAGTTTGAACCTTCCACATTCCAATGATAGTTGTGTGCTTTAAGATACATGGCAAAAGTATCTGCCAAAACCTTACGCATCATTTCGATTAAAGTTTCCATAGTGACCTATTTATTAGTTTTTAAAAGTTTGACTAATTCTGCGGTAGACCCAACAAATACTGCTTTATCTACATTTAGATTTTTAACAGATGACGCTTCTTGTGGAGACAAATCTTTTCGTCTTTTTTGTATTTCAAGTAAGTCTTTATTTAAGTCTGCTAAATTTTTAATTAATCCTGCGGCTACTTCATATGCTCTTGGATGTTCAGATGCTTTTGCAACATTCAACAAATCATCCATTGCTTGATTGCCTTTTTCAATAAGATTACGAATATTACACCTTGCAAAAGAAGCATCGTCATCTACGACAGTTGCAGGCAAAGTTTCTACTGGTGTTGGTTCTTTAGATTCGACAACTTCAAATTGAATGGGTTCTACATCTAAAACTTCAGACAATTTTTCATTTAACTTCTTCATGTTATATTAGGCCATTCCGTTATAGTTTCAGAGAATCCAAATTCATCATCAGGTTCAGAATTAATTGGATCAGCAGTAGTTACAATTTGAACTACTTTAATTGGTGTTTTATCAACCGCAGTAATTGTATATTTTGCGCCACTATAATCGCCACGAACAACATTGTTGGCTTCAAGTGTTTCAGTTAAACTTCCAACAATTAATGTACCTGTATTTGAGTTGCTAAAATATAATACTTTACCGGTAATCTCGCCTCTGTTTTGAACTCGTATTGTTTCACCTGTTGTAAAGTAATTATTTCCATTTGCATAATCAACAGTAACTTGTTGTGTGATTGTATCGTTAGGTTCGATATGCATGTTTGTAATTACACGACCATATGAAACACCACCTGGTGCGGCAGTATTTGCATATGATTCTCCAATCAGTCCTTGTCCACTCTTTACTGGTGGCCATAAAAATGATTTTACTGTAAACTCTAAATCCCAAATAATTAATCGGGTGCTCATCATGTCACCTTCATAATCCGTTGTCGTGTTTACAGAATTTAAAATAATGGGCATGTCATATTTTTTACCCATCTCACTTATAAAGTTTACTGAAACAGTAAAGTCTGGTGTAAAAAATGGCAAAATTTGTTCTATGATTTGAGTGCCATCTTCTGTGTTACGAACATAGATTGACAATGAAAAATTAAAATCATATGGAACAGGTAAATATTGTGTTTTTAAACCTGTGGTAGAATTATTAAAATTTTGTAATGTAGATATTTGTTTTCTTCCAGAATCGTATGAGATTCCTGTCAGTTCAAATGAAATACGAGGCACCAAGGTATTGATAGATTTCATCAAAGTTGGGTCTGAAGTAATACGAGTTAAATATTTTTCTTTGGCACCATATGAAAGAGGAACTTTAAATTTTTCATACGCAGTTGACCCTGACTTATTATATCTTTGAAGATAAATGTCATTAAAAATTGTTCCAAATCCAACCACAATTTTGCGAATTGTGCGATTATAAAAATGTGAATTACCTAACATTATGCTTCACCAAATGGGTTAACTTCTGTGAAATCAATGATTGAATCGGATTCAGTTTCAATTCTCTTGTTGTCAATAATATCTTCAAATGCATTGTTATCAAATGCATCATCATTGATTGTACCAGATGTTGTGTAATATGCACCTGATGTTGCACCTATTGTGTTTGATGCATTAGCAAAAGTACCAATTACCCGATAAACATCCAATTTTCTAGTTGGACTTGTTGACCATGCATGAACGATTGCTTGAGCGGTTGCATTGGCCAATGTTCTGTCTGGTGATTGAAATACAATTTCATCTAAGGTATAAGTTCCTGAACCAACAGAGGCAGACATTGTAAGTTGACTTCTGGTATAGTTATCACGAATTTGTTCATCGATTTCATCAATACCAGTAGAAATAATTTCGTTTGAAAATACAAACTGTTTAAGTTTTAATGCATAAACATACACATTACCGCCACGAGCACGACCTAATGTGTAATACATGGCCTGACCATTTTCATGCTCTACAAAGGTAATTTCAAAAAAGTTTTGCACCAAAGGAATATAAACTAAATCACCTTCTCTAGGATGCAATAAATTTGCAGCACCTACTGAGTAATTAAATCTGCGGCGAGATACCAATAATGATACTTCATCTCGAATCTCTAAACCAAATTTAGAAATGAAGTCTTGTTCACCATCCATACCCGAAACATTTTCGAGATACATCTCAATTTGGTATGCAGTTTTATATTCTTTAAGTGTATCTTCACCATACAGATAATCTATTTCATTACCTGCTCTTACTGTTCTGGGAAGATAATAAACATCCATGCCATAGATTTGCATGGCTTCAATGACCAAATCCTCAACGAGCAATTGTTCTGAGGTAATCTGCTCAAGAGGAAAGTTATTGAAGTAAAAATTGGTAGGCATTCATTATTATCCAGTAAAGATTTCGCTTGGGAGACTATTGAAGTTAAACATTTCTTCTTCAATCTCTTTTATTTCTTCTGCGGCTTCATCGTATATTTCTTTACCATTTAATGTAACGCCACCAGGCATTTGAATACCACCAAACTTTTTAAGGTTGTTACCCCATTGTTTTTTAATCAATGCGGTGGTATATTTTTTCATAAAGCGGTCATTCCAAATATCAGAGATGCCTGATATGGTGACTGAAACATTGTTCACATTTGCAGTCATTGGACCAACCAATGTAATTTGTGTTGCTGAGTTAATGTTACGAATTTGTTTTGATTGTCCATCAATTACGATGAAGTCATTTTCTAAAACTTCTTGGTCAAAAATTGTGCCGTACCCAAGTAAAGTATTTGAAGATGTGTTGCCTGTAACCGCACCTGTTAGTGTAATTGAATCTGGTCTTAGTTTACGATAACATTCAACAACAACATATTCACCTTCTTGCAAATCTCTGTCCCAATCAATGTCAAGGAACAATTTATTCATATGACGATTGAAACGAAATTGCGGTGTGCCAGAAAACAATAGTTGCAATGAACGAATGTGTTGCATGGTGATTTCATATGACACATAAGATACCGATGTAAAGTCATAAAGGTCATGCAAACGCAATTGATAACGCAAGTCAAACATATTGATTGATGAATTGGAATCATCAAATGGCAAAACACCAGTCACAAATGTAACGGCA